CTATACGGAAATCCCAAGCAGTGCCAGACCCGCACAGGCTGAAGTCTATTGCGAACTGGGCTTCGGTGAAGTCGTCTCGACATCTGTCACCGTAGTTCAGTGACTGTGCGGTAACAAACTCTTTACCCGCTGCCAGAAAACTCTGCCCGTCAGAAGGGCCAGTGGACACACGCCTATTTGCGTTAGATACACTGGTGTCGTTTGACAGGGTTGTATTTGTAGTGTCTATGCGGGGGACTGCTGCGGTACCTGAAGTTGGCAGACTTAGGAAGGTGGTAGTACCGTTTGCCCTATATTCGATACTGTGGGAGTTGCCAGTCCTGAACTCGTCGTCGTCGTCCTGGGCAGCAGCGGCTATAACGATCTTACCGCTGTCACCTGCCACCAAGGTGTAGGCAGCGTTGTCACCAACCCCGGATATAAGGGTTCTAGAACTGTCGATTATCCTCGCCGCAATAGCAGTTGTCATGCCAGCATCCTGACCCACGACCTATTATTCATAGCCTCGCCAGCCGTGTAAATGCCCGGACCGTGACCCTTGATCTCGGACCCTAACTCATGGGGGGCTGCAACCTTGACGATTGCCTTGCAACAAAGTTCCCGCTCAACAAGCATCACTGTGTCGGCTAACCGGAAGTCCCACATACCCTCCCGGTGAGAACTCTGCCACGAAAGAACCTCCGTGACACGGAACCAAAGACCCGTCCCGTTTTCCTGGTAAGCCATTGTGTAGGTGCCATCGATGATGCCGTCCTTCAACTTCAAGGCAGAAGGGTAGGTAGTGGGCACAACGGGTTCAGGGTTGGCAGCGTCGAACTGTACCAGCATTTCACCTCCCTAAAAGTGAGGGGGACGGCAGCCCGAACAAAACCGTCCCCCTCGACGACAGAAAGGCCTAGATTAGGAAACCGTGATCCGCAGTGTGTATGTGATCGTCAGGGTGTCACCGTGGGCCAGCGTGATTGGAGGGTCAAACTCTTCGCTCGCATTGCCACCTGATGCGGTAGTTCTTCCTGCCATCAACAAGACAGTGCTGGCGGCGTAGTCGGCGGCGGCATCTGTTTGGTTGCAAACAAAAATTCCATCCACTACCTGTGCGGCAACGCTGGTTACATTTGCCTTAATCACAATGGGATCAGATACAATATCAATGTTTGGTAGAGTTCCGCTGGGTGCAAGAGCGAAGATATCGGCACTGCTAGTCTGGAACCAGACTCCCCCAGTCCCAGCCTGGGAGGATCCGGCACCATCAATACCTGCAATCGCAGTTGACAAGTCCAATGTGGTATCGGTATCATTGGGGTACAGTCGGTCGCTAGTATCAGCAATAGCACACGCCATGGATGTGAAAGTAGATGTCGCAGCAACTACTCCACGATCTACAGCGGTGTTCACGCCAGAGAGCCAAATGCCCGTCTTGGTGGATGCCACACCACTGCCACTTGCGGTAGTGTTAGAGGTCAAGCCTCTAAGCATTGACTCAACACCATCCAACAGAATGCAGTTCTTAATACTACGCTCTGCCACTTCTCCAGTTTCGGCACATTGATGTTTGACATCGATGATACCAGAAACACCAAGACCATGAGAGGACTCTGAATTCCGTCCAATCGAAAGGCCGAGGCTATCCCCGGCAGAAGAACTGTTACTCATATCACTGCTCCGTAACTTTGATCTTCCCGTCGAGGAAGACGACCGACTCTCCTTGAGAGACAGTCATGTTTGTTGTTAATTCATTCCAGTATATAAGATCCGAACCAGTTTCGGACGCAAATATACCGACTCCTAAAACAGTCTCGGCTCCATTGAGAAGCGTACTGGTTTCCGTTGATATCCAACGAACCCCATTAGTGTTGTGTATCTCCTTGGCCGACCCATCCACAGCAGGATCACTCCAGTATGGAAGGGTGGTATTAGACTGGACTCCAGGGTAGACCCTTTTCCTCACAATGATTACATCGCTAGGATCGTCTGTCTCTCTCCACTCTTGATACCCCGTTGGGCTGCTACTCGTAGGCATTACCGTGAGCAGGCCCACCCAAGTCTCTGAAATAGAAGGGACGGTATCACCGGCAAACCTACGAAGAAACTTGTCAGATTCTCCATGAGACTTACCCATAATACCGCCCCTCTAAATCGCTAACTACTAAGCGGCATTGTCAATGGAAGCAACACGGACGATGCAATCACCATCCATGCGGAGACCATTCATGCCAACCTGATGCCACATTTGCAATGAGTAACCACGTTCTGGAATCTCATCGAAACGAACTTCCATACCCGCATTCATACCAAAGATTCCACACGCCGGGGTGTAGAAGTAGGCATAACGGACAGCATTCGTTCCATCGCTCAGACTGAGCGTTGTCACTCCAGCATTACTCGAATGAGGGACATCTAGTGTCACCTGTGGAACAAGGTTGCTCAAACGGAACTCGAATCCCATGAACACAAATGCCGTACCCTGGAAGAGAGGTTTACCTTCATTGAAGTCAATGCTGGTGAAACGAGTATCCGCTGCATCGGCCATGAGGCTATAGAACTGGTTTGGGTGTAGCACGCAGATGTATGGCATACCCGGCATCAAGGCGTTGTTCGCATCCAACTTCTGTCGGGCACGGATCAACTTCTCAACATTGAACTCAGTTACAGAAGCACCAATATCAGTTACCGCCTCTGCCGCCTGTGCCGCTGCATCTCCGGCCCTAGTCAGTGCTGCTTCTCCACCTAGAGCGACAGTGCCGCTAGCACCCGTCACGAATGTAACCAACGGTGTGGTATCCGACTTTGAGGTGGCATCGGTCTTTGCTAACTTGCAACCAATCTCAAGGCCTTCATACGCATCGTATGCTTCAATGTCAAATGACGTGGCAGCGACCTTGAACGATCCAGTAGTCGCAGTTCCAAACGCAGTAGTGGTATTGGCTGTAACACCAGCACCAGTACGAGTCTGGACAAGAACATTCTTCGAGAGTGCGTCCAGAATCAGTTGGTCCTTCTTCTGGTTGAAGATCGCAGCGATATTCGCAAGGTACATTCCGTCAGGAGCGATGGCCTTTAGAAGACCAACCTCGTCACGGGGATCAAAGAGTTCAGCATATTCAAACCACTGGGGTTCGATGAGCCTACGCTCTGAATCGGTGGCACCATACTCATTGCCTGTCGTTCCCCATTCACCAAAACGAGTCCTCGTCTTGAGTTTGGAAACGTCATGCTTGAGGTACTTATCAAAGGACTTTACTTCGCCTTCGATAGACTCGTTCATGAGGGTGTCGGAAAGAAGTGAATCAAACTGTTGGATCTGGAGTCTAACCAGATCTGTGTATACCTGCTTGTACAGGTTGGAAACACTATAGGCACCAGAGGGATCAAATAGACCCGCTCCGTCACCAGTTAGGTTTCCAAGATCAGTCATTGCCATGAGGAGAACCCTTTCATTGACAACTGTTACATTGTCGAAGAGTTATCGGTCATCCGGCTCCTCTTGGCTTGTACGCAAGCCCAAATTCGGCAGTCTTTCCTGCTGTCAATCTGGCCTTTCGGTTATCAGATAAGACAAGTAGTTACTATTGATAACTATTTGTCAAGTTATTTCTTCTTCTTTTTCTTTTTCTTCGGTTTAGGGGTGGAGTTAAGTAGTTCTGCGGTTCTTTCTTTATAGTCCCCTGAACCTCGCAGTAGTTTTTCTATTTTACTTCTTTCGGACATACTCTTCTCGATTAGATTGTTCAAACTCATCTCATTAGCCAAATCTCCGGCTTTAGTCTTCTCCAATAGGCTATTGATTCTGGCTTTTCTAAGCATTCTGCCCATTACCATGTCGCCAAGGAAAGTTTCCTCCCGAGCGGAATGGTCAGCCTGTCGAGCGGTCGGAAGGGTTATAGGGTATAATTTTTCCTGCTCTTCCCTGTGCCTTTGGGAATCCGAGAGCAAGTCATCAATCCTAACTTGCTTTAGCGTCGGTTTCGAGGGTCTCTCCTTTGCGGTTTGCAGGACTTCTGGCGGCAGCGGATGCGAGGTTGCGGAGTGGGCCGCTTGACCCATCCTGATACCTTCGGCACGAATACCATACGGAGTCATTGATTTAGCAGCACGCCTAGCAGCGGCAGGTCTCGTCTTGGCAGGTCTCGTCTTGGCAGGTTTAGTCGCCACTGAATATCTATCAGGAATTACAGCATAACCAGCATGATCAGGAATTACAGCATGACCAGGAATTACAGCACCCCTCCTTACAGCAATGGGAGATGCACCCGGACTACCTCTATGCTTTATACCACCACCCTTATATCCATAGCCACGTCGAGACGGTATCGGAGACTGCAATATCTCGTCACCCGGTTGCGGGGTTGTTGTCCAGACAACACCTGCCCACGGATCATTTTTCTTCTTAGCCATCACTTACCTCTAATCCATGACTGGTCGGGCTGGAGTCTCTTATCGTGCATTCCCTCATAACCATCCTCCGCAAGTTGCTTCTGGATGTTCATGAACTCACTGTAATGCTCCTCGTAATCAGGATGCCTACTGTTATAGATAGCACCTGTCTTCGCTAGTTTTCTGGCTCTAGCAGCCAGGGAGTTGTGGTCTGTCCCGAAATCAGAACCACCTAAACTGCTTGGTGTACGCTCATCGGACATACTTGCCCCCATCCTAATCATGAAATCCATTACTTCTGGATGATGTCCCATTCCAGTAAGGCTAAATACCCTATCAAGTTCTGGATTGTTTTTCACTACATTATTGTATGCTCTCTCTGCTAAGGCCGACTTCGACTCAAACTGAGATCCATACTTTTCTTTCGCTGCCTCTTGCCACTTCTTGACAGATTCGGCTTGATCGTGGTCAAGAGAAGACTTTCTGTCCTTCTCTAATTGGAGGATCGGATTGATCACCTCTTCCCACTGGTCAACACTCACGCCCTTTAGGAATGCGTTCTTCCTTGCAGTCTTTAGTGTTCCCTCTAACTCCTCAGTAGATCCCTCTGGGATTGGGTATCCCTCATGGGATTCAGGGGCACCTAAGCCACGATAGAAAGAACTCCACTCTTCAGGACTTGACGATTCACCAGGAACCCTGGTAGACTCACCCATCTTCTTACTCAAACTATGGTAAGAAGACGCTAAGTCCTCCACCGATCCAAACTTCCCCACGATTGAATCCCTGCCCTCTAGGTCAGCCGGGAGTGCTTCGTCAAGACTACTCATTCTCATCTTCCTCTCTTATGCGCCTTCCTTGGCGAACCAATGCCTCTATCTTGAAGTAGGCGGCTCTGGCACCCTGCCTCTTGGCAAACGCTATAGGATCTATCTTGATCCTCTCCACTCTGCCAGCCGCCTCTAGATCTCTGTTCATCTGCTCTTCAGGCTCCAGTGTCTCTTCCACATGGAGAACCCTGCGGAGGTAGTCCATTACCCGTTGACCCTTTTCAGTCGAAAGGATTTCTTCAGTCTCTACCATGAAGATCCTCTCTTCCTTGTTGAGCATTAGTTGTCCTATCTATTACTTACCAAACGTCTGGTGTTTTAGCCGGTACATTCAGTGAGTTAATCCACCTCTTCAACATTCCCGGATTCATTGAACCGCCTGTTGGAGAGGGGAACCGATTAAACCCACGAAAGGTGCGAAGTCCTGGAATAATATTAGTGGGAACTGGTGGGCGCATTTGTTGCGGCCCTATAGGGTAACTATGCTTCAAGATGGGCACCGCATCTTCAAACTTACTTAGAACATGGCCCACTCTCCCTTCAAAGCCCTGACCACGCACTACCTTACTAATATGCGATATGGTATCTCTCGCATTCCCAACCGGAGTCCCTAGTCGATGGCCGGGGTATCTCATTACAACACCAACGGCATCTTTCGCCGCTCGTGGCAGATTTTTCGCCGCTCGTGGCAGAGTGCGGGCGATATTATTTACTGCGGGGGAACTCAGGATTACCGGAGCAGCCGCCGCTGCTTGTAGCATCGCTCTTCTTGCCGGATTAAACGGAGTGGGAGCGGCTAATGCTTTTACCACCGTGCCGCCAAGTCTGACCGCCCCGGCCCCGCCAACGGCAAAAGATGCGGTGACTAGACCGGCAAGGGAACCCTTGGCCTGTGCCTTACTGGTACCCCTGTTGAACTCTACCAGATCCTTCCCCTTGAAACCGGATCTGGCGGCTATTAAGTGATCAAACTTGTCCATCTGGACCTCCCTGTTGCGGAGTTCCTTGTTGCATTTCAGCAACTTGTTGCATTTGTGCCAACCTCTGCTCGACCTGTCGCTGCTCTGCCCTTGCCTGTCTGATAGCAGAAACCTCTTCTGGGCTTCTTAGTATCTGGGCGGGTACATCGCTAACCCTAGCATCGTAATTTGTAGCCTCGCTAGAATTCAAATCGTCAAGCCAAATAGGATCTTGAGTAACCTGGAACAGAGCCAGACGACGCTCCATGAAAGCCTGAACCCTATTCACCCCACTTTGGCGTTGGGCCGTGAAGAATGGAGATTGATACACAATCTCAAAATCAGCGTCCGGGGCCATCTGCTGAAGAAGATCAAGTTCAGGTAACGCACCACCACGATACATGATGTCGATAACAGACTGAATCAGCGGGTCAAGGAACTCGTAGTTCACTGTATCGGCAGAAGCGGAAAGCCTCGAAAGGGCACGACCCTGCCGCTGGCGACTCTCTTCGGCAGAACGAGGTTGAGTATCCGGCTCCTCAAGGATGTCACCGAGGAAAGCCCTCTGAATCTGTTGCCTGTCTTCCCTTGCAATAGCATCCGCTACGGCATAGTTAGTATCAGACTTGAGGTATTGCGGACCCATCTTCACTGCTGGCCTCGTAACCATCAAACCATTCGGAGTGATGTCCAACTCAACAACAGTATCATGCTCTACCATCAATGGAGGATTCAAATCCTTGCCAGCAGCGATAAGGATCTGACGACGTAGTTCATTGATGCCCATAGCGTCTGCACGGGCTAAATGACCTCGGCCACGACCATACTCCTCGCCGTCAACAACCATCCACCTTGCAACAATGTACGGGCAGGTGTCATAACCAGCCTTGCGGATGATAATAGGGCCACCAATGCCACCCGAGGCCGTCGAAGAATCGCCAGCCCCGGCAACGTACACCCCTACAAACTCACGGTTATCAGGAGAAACAACTCCACCCGGCAAGAAGTTCTCATTCTCGAAACAGTAGTGAAGGAACGAAACTTCCCCCATGGGGTCGCCTGAATTTAGTTTGTACTCAACATCAGGACCAGCCTCACCCTCGAAGAACCTGAATGCATCTATGGCGGTCATTATTACTTGCCTGATAATATAGTTAGGTCTCCCCCTATGGCCCACTTGGAACCACACATGACCTATCGGAACTGCCTCAAAAACCAAACCACCAAAGGTCTGATTGTTTTTACCCAAGTGAGGAGCATCTTCACGGACATGGAGAGTGCCATTCCCCAAGACAGCAAAGTCTCTGAGGAATGTAGCACTCTCTTTATAGAAGTTGCTATCTGCAAGGGCAGCAAGGACTCTCTCAGCAACAAAATCCAAGACCTGACGAACCTCAAGGACATCCGAGAAAGGAGCCTTCGCCCTCAAACGAACCCAGTCATTCCCAGAAGGAATGATCGCACCCTTGATGAAGTTCACGAACGAATCGGCTGCATTCATAGCCGTGGTGTCAAAGACACCCTTGACTCGTCGTTGACCCTGGGATCTCTTAGTGGTTATGTCACCACGGTAAGGCATCATAAGATCCGTAATGTCCTGCCACGCCTTCTCGAAGTTGTTCCTTCTGCGTTTTAGGTACTCAAACCTTTTGATTAGTTCCTGTGCTTCTGGTAGTTGCATTATCTACGATTCCTATTCTTGAGGTGTTTTTCCCGTGCCGCCTTCGCTTTTCTCTTTCTGTTATTTGCATTACTTCTCCACTTGTTCCTCAATCCCTTTTCCCGTGCCGCTCTCGTGGACAGCACCTCTTCTACCAAATCCTTATCAATAAAATCATTTTGCCAGTTCCCTAGTTGTATCTGCCTCTCTGCTTGCCTTACTGATTCCCTGGTCGCAAATAACTCCTTGGCAGCCGCCTCAGCCTGCCAAGCAGCACTATTAAATGATGTGCTAGGGTGACTTAAGGAACCGCTCAGGGCATCTATCTGGTCAATTTCATGATAGCCGTACATTGGGTGCTTGGGTGAATAGGCGTGTCCTGGGGGTAGATGAGGAGCCAGTTTATGAAGTTCCTCGACTTGTTTTGTAGCATCGTAAGCCGCAGCGTTCTGAGATGCCCACCTACTCTCTTTTAACATTTCCTTGCGATGCGAACTAAGCATTACCTGTATTTCTTCAAAAGACTTCCCTGCTCTCTTGTCTCTAATTATATCTTTAAGCATACGTCCTTTGTACCACTCTGGTGGCTCCGGAAACCAACCGGCGTAATCATCTACTTCGTGCCTCTCCCAATTCCAGATCTGATCTTCTGCTTCTTTGAATTTCTTTATTGCTTCTTTTTGCTTTGCCCTTCCGAGGAGTTTCTCTATTCCTTTTTTGGCAACTTGTGTAAGTGGGTTTGTAGTTATAGACACCCCTGCGGCACCAGCAGCCACGCTTGCTGTTCTCTTCATGAACTCACGACGGCCTGGGTCCATCACTTTTGTCCAGCCACCAACACCACGGTTCGCCAAAGCCTGACGACCAGAACCAACAGCAGCCCTGACTCCAGTCGCACCAAGACGAGCCAAGGAAGGAATGCCAGTAACCAAACCTATAGTCTCCTCGATAGAAGTGTCTGTCTTCAGCCCAGCATCTGGAAT